AGTGGTGTGTATGCTGGCACTATTGATATGAAGAAAATTAATAAGGCAGAATTGAATTGGATGAAAGAGTTGTAAACTCTTTTTATATTTAAAAATTATTTTTATGGAGGTAAGCTATTATGACTTTCGATTTAAATAACTTTGTTATTGATAGAATCGTCCGTGGTGTTGCTCTAAGCCAGAAGGACGACTCTGTTCTATTTTCTATCAACCAGATCCAGAATGCTTCTCTAAACTGTGCTTCTGAGTCTACTGATGCTGTTGACGCAATGGGCACTCCTATTGCTACTTTCTATAGAGCTAAGTCCGCAGAATTTTCTGCTGAGAACGCTCTATTCGACATGGGATTGCTAAGCACCCAGCTAGGTACCGCAAAGAGAGTCGCAGGTACTAAAGATGTTCCTACTATTACTGTTCCTGCAATGGAGAGTTTTCCTGCTGTTGAGAGTGGCAAGTATACATTAAAGCATGCTCCTAAGGGTGAAATTAAAGAAATCTATGCTCTAAAGAACGATAGTAGTTTTGGTGATAAACTAATTAAAGGTTCTGAGCCATCTGCCGCTTCTGAGAACGAGAAGGCAAAGTTTGCTATCGCTGACAGAGAAATTTCTATTGTTGTTAATACCGATCCAGCAACCTTTGATGATCCCTCTAAGGGCATTCCAGTTGGCACTGAGATGTTTGTTATGTATGAGTATGACACTGACAAAGCAGTTGAGGTTGTCAACTCTGCTAAGAACTTCCCTGTTGGCTGCAAGTTCGTTATGGAAGTCCTAGGTTGCGACGTTTGTGATCAGACCAACTTAGTTTATGCTTATGTCATATTCAATAATGCTAAGCTAAGCCCTGACTTCGACTGGTCCATCGCTACCGATGGTACTCACCCCTTCTCTATGAAGGCTCAGCAGGATTACTGCGACAAGGAAAAGAGACTATTCTCCATCGTTATCCCTGAGGTTGAGGACGAGGACGAGGAATAATTTGTCAAAATAACACTTGACAATACAAAATTAATGTGGTATAATATACACAAGATAGGTAGAGAGTAATTAACTTTACTGATACGGGCTAGGGCCTCTCACCTAGCCCTTCTTGTGATTATTTGAAATGAGAGATGATGAAAAATAAGTGAGGTTATTATGTATGGAATATAGAACGCCTGATGCTTTGTGTGGTGTTTATAAAATCACTAATCTTATTAATGGGAAAGTTTACATTGGACAAAGTATAAATATAAAAAATAGATGGAAAGATCATGTAAATGCACTTAATAGAAAAGATAGCAATTGTACACTTTTACAGCGTGCGTGGAATAAGTATAAACAAGAAAATTTCTCTTTTGAAATTTTAGAATTATGCTCAGAAGAGATGTTGGATGAAATTGAAAGTAAATATATTGATATTTATGATGCATGTAAAAATGGATATAATATAGAACCTGGCGGTAATATTAATAAACATTTATCAGACGAAACTAAACAAAAAATACGAGAAGCACATCTTGGTATGAAAGCGTCAGATGAAACGAGAAGAAAAATGTCAGAATCTAGAATAGGAGAAAAGAATCCTATGTATGGACAAACACATTCTGAATCTGCTCGTAAAAAAATCAGTGATACCGCTAAGGGTAGGCCAGGATATCCGAGAACGGATTATCAAAAAGAGTGTGCTAGATTGGCTAATTTAGGTAAAGAAGTTTCTGAGAAAACACGAAAGAAAATTAGCGAAGCCAACAAAGGCAATATTCCACATAATAAAAACTTACGACTAGTATATTGTGTTGAACTGAATAAAGTATTCGAAAACGCATCGTCCGCAGGCAAAGAATTAAATATCCGCAGTAGTAACATTATTAATTGTTGTGAGCACACTAGAAAGACGTGTGGTGGGTATCGTTGGATGTATGTGGATACTGATGAATATATTAAATTTATTCAGCAATTAACAATATAAAAATTAATAATCACTTCCAAATGAGCCACCATCCGGTAGCTCATTTTTTATTTATGAAAGGAGCGTGGATCCTATGGGTAGACGTAACCGTGAATGTTATCTCTGTGGTCGTGACTACCAATACTGCCCAACTTGTTCTAGCGACAAGATGAAGCCAGCATATATGTCCGAGTTCCACAGCAAAAATTGCAAAAATATCTTTGACATTTGCACTCGTTTTAACATGAAACTAATGCCCAAGTCTGAGGCCCAAGCTGCCCTAAACGCTTGTGACCTATCTAATAAAGAAAACTTTAAATCTTATATCCAACGTGACTTAGAAAATATTTTTAAAGTTGACGAAGTTCCTGCGCAAGCAGAAGAACCAAAGTTTAAACGTGGCAAACGTATCGAAGTAAAACCTGTCGATGAATTTGCCGACATTGCACATGAAGTAGTTGAAGAAGAAAATGAATAAGGAACTATACTTCATGCAAAACGAAGTTTAGTTCCTTATTTTTTTATGCAAAAAAAGGAGGAGAAGGAATTGATCAAATCACTGATCACAGGCCGAGAGTATGCAGAAAATAATTGCGTCTATGTAACAAACATGCTGCAAGCACAAAAGTACCTCGCACACCTTGGTCCACAGTACCTTTTAGATATCCTCTACACAGGTACATATAGAAAAGATTCCTTAGTTTTTGTCTTTGAGCGTTGTTTAGAAACACGTAAGGCAAAAGAACTGTGGGATAAGCACAAATTAAATTAACAAGGTGGTGAAAAGATGCCACAAAATATTTTTAAAATCTATGATGGTCGAACTAATTTTTGGCAATGGGATACTCAACAAAAGTTAATTGTCCTAGATGACCGCATTACAGAAGTTCGTTTTTCCAATAGAAACATGGAACACTCAAAGCGTAGAATTGTTTATAAAGATAATGACGGCAATAGAATTTGCAACGTTCCAGACATACTATTACAGCTACCAAAAAATTTAGTGGCATATGCTTGTATAAAACAAGACGACGGATCTGTCAGTACAATTAAATCAGTACAATTCGCTGTTGCAAGGCAACCTATTCCATCTGATTATATTTGCGAACAAGACGCAGCAGTAGAAGCAATTCTTGATAGAATTGAGATTCTAGAGGACTTCATCAAAGATATTGAAACTGGCAATCAAGAGCTCAAGAAGTTTGATAATATGATCGATGCAGCAAAATGGGCGAAAGAAGAAGGAATTGCTGGTAATATTGTTGTCGTATATGTGGAAGATAGGTGGGTTCCTCATGTTGTAGAAAATGATTTAGCTTTATCTCCTATTTGTGATTGCAGTGGAGAAGCTATGAATATGGGTATTTATGTGCCTCGATTTGAACATGATAAATTGATTTTTGAATTAAAAGATACTCCTGGAGAAGAAGAAATTATTTATGATCTTGATAAGAGTAACGAGTGGGGCTCAATTGATGATGCTAGTGGAGAGAGAAGCGGCAACTATATTTGGGAGACTCTCGAATAAATTCACTCAGAGAGTGTTTTTATAAATTAATTTTATGGAAAGGAGATAACAAATGGCTAACGTTTTATTTAAAGTTGGTACAAGAGCTCAGTTTGATGCTATTGTTACCAAAAGCGAAACTACTTTATACTGGCTAAGTGATACACAAGAGCTATATAAAGGCGATGTTCTGTTTGGCAAGGGCGCATTGGCTTCTGAGGAAGCTGCTGGTCTATTATCTGCAGAAGACTATAAGAAATTAAAAGAACTAATTGCCACTGGCGGCGCTGTTGAACTAACCCCTGTTAATGGTTCTATTGTCATTAAAGACAAGAAGATTGGTGTTGGTTTGTCTGCCGTTGAAGGCAACATGCTATCTATTAAAGACGACGGCCTATTTGCTGCATCAGTTGATCTGACAGATGTGCAAAATAGACTAACCGCTGTCGAAGGTAGTATTGCTCAGCTGCAAGAGGATATTGTTGGCGGCATTCGCTACAAGGGTACTGTTGAAACCGTAGACGACCTACCCGATGATGCAAAACAGGGCGATTTATATGAGGTAACCGCTGACGGTTCTGAGTGGTGTT